GTGGTATGGATTATCACCATGTTGGTAGTTTTATTGGCCAATTTATTAATGATTTAAGTAATTTTGTAATATTTGGTGTTTATCATTTAATAGCTGAATTGGTTGATATGTGTGGATTTAAATATATCCGAGTTGGTGCTATTCGTAAGTTATATGATGGTGCTGACTTGGTTTTCTCCACTTGTGGAAATTGGTTGGATGCCTTGATTAGTAGATGGGAAGATGATCCTGTTGATAATGGTGTTACCCAAGTTAGCTCTGTTGGAGCTATCACCTCCATTATTGGAAAGGTTTTGAAGATGATTGCACCGACAACATTTGATGGTTTTGTTAGTAGTTCATTCTTTGAGCGTTTGAACAATCTAACTGCTACTGTTATGTTGGCACCATTTACTTATTTGGTGCCTGGTTTTGAGTTTAAGAGATTGGAATCTTGGATGCGTGAGAAGCATTTTGATTTGTCATCTATTGACTCGACAGTGGCTTTGGTTTGTGATTTCTTTTTGAATATTTTACCTGCTGCTATGACCGGTGACTGGTCAGCTACTAAACGTGGTGTTGAGTTAGATGGTTGGACACTTAAGTGTAATCGTTTGATGACGATTTCAAGTGTTGCAACTGCCCGGCAATATGCTGCGGATTACCACAAAACAAATTATAGTTGTTTGTTGTGGGATCTTGGTTTTGTTGAGTCTGATATTAGATCTTGCCTTATTGAAGGTAAGAAATTGCAGGGGATTGTTTATGGTGAACGTAATCCTGCTGCAAAAATTGTTGTTGATAGAAATATCGCTTCTTTGATTGCTTTGCAAGCTTTGGTTTCTAGTTATAATAGTCAGGCAAAGTTGAAACCTGCACCATTTTGTGTTCAGGTTTATGGAAAACCTGGGTGTGGCAAAACCTGGCTTGTTGAGCAGGTCTTGCGTGTTATTGGTGTTGTTATGGATTTTGATGGTGATCCTGCTTTGGAAGCATGGAATATGAACTATGAGAAGTTTGAAACTAGTTATAATGGTCAGCCTTTTATGAGGTTGGACGATTGGTGTCAGTATGATCCCGATGATTTGGATCTTACAACACGCCAAGCTGTTTTTGCTAGACAGACCAATACCCCTTATATTAGTCCACAGGCTAGTGTTGAAAATAAGGGGGTTGTTATTGATCGTGTGCGTGCTATTGTTTGTGGTAGCAATCAAGTTGATATGAATTTGCGTGGTATGCAGGTGGATATGACGGCAATGTTGCGCCGTTGGCCCATTCTTATAACTGTTTTGAAATATGAACCAGCTGAAGGTGCTGACCAGCGAAATGCGTATAAATTAGATCTTCATTGGCGCCATATTGTTAATGGTGCCCTTGTTGAAGATCTTTTAGCGCATGACGTTGGTTGGAGTGCAATTGCTGGAGTTTTACAGATTAAATGTAAAGAATTTTGTGATGAGCAAAAACGTTATATTGATTCTGTTACTGGTTTTCAATTGCGTTGCACACATCATAAGTTGACTGAGTATTGCCAGATTTGTGTTGATGATGCTATTTTGAATATTGATGTTCCTGGTACTGCTTGGTTGAGAGCGTTATATTGCCAGGAGAATTGTGATCAGTGTCGTCTTGAACCACATGTTTTACATGCCAGGCCTGGTTATCGTTCATCTGTTGTTGAACGAACGTACCATCAGTTGGTTCGTGCTGATCATGGTGGTAATTTGTTATTTTATCTTGGTGACATATTTTATGATAGGATTATGTCGCCAGATAGGAGATGGCTTATGTTGTGGTCTTGTGGTTTTGTGCCTCTTATTGAGGAAGTGTGTGTTCGTAATTTTATATACCAGTTTATTTATTGCTGTTTTGGTGATCGTTTTAATTATTTATTATCAGGTTTGCTATTTTCTTTTCTTGAGTTAATGGCTAGATTTGTGTTGATTCCTGATATTTCGTGGACATGTATTTTAATTTGTGCATTGCATATTTATTTATCATTTCAATATTTATTTGTTAGATTATTTTTGCATGTTTGTTATAATATGTATGTGTATAGTTTTGTGAATGAGCCACCACCTATCCCTGTTTACGCAATTTCTTTTTATGATTGCGTTGTTAGTTTCATTATCAGGTGTAGATGGTCTTATTATTTATTTGCTGTTCCGGTGAGTGTTATTCCAACAGATGTTTCAGAGAGGTTACATCGTCGTTGGTTGGAAGGAATTCACTTGATAGCTACGGATTATGTTTCATCTAATGTTTCATGGTTGGTTAGCCATTTCTCTATGACTCTTGGTATGGGTATAGGTGGAATGGCTGTTGCCTGTTTGTATGCTTTGTCGAAAGGTACTTACAAGGTTTCTAGTGTGGTTATGGGTGAGACTCCCACTACTGCTGATTTGTCTGTTGATGATAAGATAAAACTTATCCTAAAACCGATTGTTTCTGAACCTATGACTTGTAATGTCACTGGTGTTCAGAAGAATATGGCTATTGGATCGAAATTACCAAATACTGGATCTAGTTCTGATTTGGTTACTAGGTTGATGGATGGTGCCATATCTGTTAGTTTTACTTGTTATGAAGAGAATTTTTCGGGTTGTGGTTATATGTATGGTAATACGTTAATTACGTGCATACATAATGTTGATTCTAATTGGCACAACCGTGAGAGTAGTACCCGTCCTAGGGTGTTGGATTTGCGTTATAAGTATAGAGGCACTGATATGTGTGTTAGTGTTGCTCGTGAGGATTATGCATTTTTTGGAACAGATTTGGCAGTTTTTTATAATATGCCAAATACTGGACCAAATTATTCTATAAATTCGCGAAATTCGAAGTGGAATGTTTTTGTTAAGGAGAATTCCACCATACCTGATGGAGCGTCTTGTTTTGTTATGGCGCCAGGTGTTGGTGGTATTGTTAGATATGACGGTTGTCTTACTTTTGGTGATAATTATGTTGTTCAGGATTACCACCCAGCTAAGGATTTGGCTACATCAACACCCAAGTGGACTATTGTTGGTTTACCTGTTGTACATGGTTGGAGTGGTGCTCCAGTATTTTTGAATATGCCCTCTACAGTTGCATTATTAGGAGTTGTTTATGCTGCTGATGTTGCTAAGAAGGTTGCTTATATTCATACACTCCCTGATGAATTTATTGGAGCTATGTTGATGCCTGATGCCCGGCGTAATGTGTTGATGCCGGTTTTGCCACATCCAGTGGCTGCTGTGGCTGGTCCGATCCAGCCTGGTTCTATATCTAAACATATTGTTGATGATCCAGCTCTTTGTTTTAGAGTATGTGGAAGTGCTCCTGCTGATATGCAGGCTTCTGCCTCGAAGAGTAGGCTAGTTGAGTCTAAGATGGATGTCTTCAATGGTTGTGATGATATTGACCTGGTTGTTCCCGACTTTAGGCCTAAGAAGCATAAGTTAGGTGATGGTTCTACAGGTTGGACTGATTCACATTTGAACTTTCTGTGTAAGTTGTCTAAGAACATGTATTGTACAGATATGCCTCTTATTCGTGCTGCTCAAGCGGATCTTTTAGATGACCTTAAGAAGGTATCTTTGAAGGGTTTGGATAAGATGTATGGTATGCGAGAGGCATTGCATGGGGATGGAAAATTCCTGAAGAGTCTCAATTGGAAAGCTAGTGCTGGTCCAACTTTTAAGGGGAGGAAGAAATCTGAATGTGTGAGCGGTGGAAGCTTAGCACATCCAGATTTGGTTTTGACTGCTGAGGTTGGGGAGAAACTGCGATCTGATTTGGAGGCGATGTTTACGTTTGGAGATGTAACAGAGCCTTTGTATCAGTCTAGTTTGAAAGATGAACCGCTGTCGTCTGAGAAAAATGCCAATAACAAACATAGAATCTTTAATGGTTCTGATATTGTTGATACCTGTCATATAAGGATGGGTTTTGGTGCTTTTTTTGCTTGGTTGCGTGAACATCTCTTTGAGACTGAGTGTGTTGTTGGTATGGATGCTTTAGGTAAGGATTTTGACCGTTTGGCTAAGATATTGATGGCATTTGTTGGTGACTCAAATGGACTGAAGGTGGCTTACATTGATGGGGATTATGTTGGCTTTGAGACACGTAACTACTTGTTGTGTTACGCACTTGAAGTTATTATTTCCCTGTGTGCTTGTGCTGGTTTGCCTGAACCATCTTTGCGTTATATGCGTTTACTTTCACATCGCTTTCACAGTTGGTTGACTGTGTTGCGTGGTGAGTTGTATAATATTACTAACACCACACCTAGTGGTGTTGGTGGTACGGCTTACTTTAATTGTTTAAGTGAATCATTAATGCAGAGGATGGGTTGGCTCCGTTCGGCATTTGTTTACTATCTTGTGAAGGGCAAGAATATGTCCTATGATGAATTGCGGAGGTTGTACCCTTATTCGAAATATAATTGTAACTTTAATTTTGGTGATGATAACATCCGTTCGGTTCGTATTGACGAGCCGTGGATGCATCCTGAAGCTTTGCGGAAGCAGAAGATTTTGTTGGGTTTTGATGAGACGCCAGCAGATAAGTTGGCTCCTGTTATGGAGCTACGTAATCTGTTTGGTGTGTCGATACTTAAACGTAAATTTGTTGTTTCGCCTAGTCTTGGGATTGTTGGTGTTCTTGAACGTAAAAGTCTTTTGAAAAGATTTATGTTCACTGAACGCAATGGTATTGCTGATAGTGTAAAATATGCTAGTATATGTGATTCCTTTGAAAGGGAGGTTGCACGCACGACACTTGAAGAATATAATGTACATATGAATGATCTATTTGTAATGTTGAAGAAGATAGAATTCCATTATGTGCCTATAGGTTTTGGTGTTTTGCAAGAGCGCTATTTATCCTCCTCCGTTGATAACCCATATTCTGTATGGGTTATTGATGGGGTGGTAGGATTATAGTGCTGATTGGGGCCGTTTGGCCCCAATAATTGGGTGTTACTAGTTCTGTTCATCTCTAGTGATGCCCATTAATAGTGGTCTTGGACCAGGGGTGTGACTCCCAAGGTGGCGATCCCATCGATTTTTAAAAGATGATCTAGACCATTTCTGTTTTCTGGCGGGATGGTGACATTAGATCAGAGGCTGCAACTACTTTACAAAATAGTACGGGACCCGCTAAAGAGGTCCAGGAGCTTGGTGAACTCCGTGTTGATGTTGAAAATGCCGCGAATGATATTGTTCAGGAGGGTGAGAGTACCGAGGTTTTAGTTACTGCTCCCGCCCTGTCGATTGATAAGGCTGCATTTTTTGGTAGACCACAGTTGGTGGCTACTTTTGCGAGTACGAGTGTTACTCAAGCTGGGTTGTTGGGTAATTGGTTGGCTACCTATTTGACCCAGACGCAAGTTGCCAATAAATGGGCGTGGAATTATTTGATGAAATTCACCACCCATGTAAGAATTGAGATCACTTCTGACCCCTATACTTATGGTTTAGTTGGGGCTGGATGGTACTGGGCACAGTCTTCGTCTCAGACTGTTTACAGTGCAGTGCCTTCTTCGGGCAATGATTTTCCATTCTTTTATTGGAGTAGGAATATGGCTATTGTGGATGTGTCCACTAGTGGTTCTGCTGAATTGATAATTCCGTGGACCGGGTGGCAGGGTCAGCAATATATGAATATGCATACTATTACTGCAGCGAGTGTTGATTTACCGCAGTTTTATTTGACTGCACTTACACCGTTAATAAGTGCAGCTACTGGATCCACTGGGACCTATAATGGGTCTGTGTATGTGTGGTTAACAGATGTTTATTTAGATATCGCAACCCCTGTTGCTTCTGTTTCTAAACGAGGTGGTGGTAATAAGCGTGGTGGTGGTGAACGTATGGATGGTTTGATTAGCGGTCCGGCCAGCGCTGTTGCCAATGTTGGGAAGTCTTTGTCTGATGTTCCTGTTATAGGACTGTTTGCGAAGGCAACTGAGATTGGTGCTGGTGCTGTGGCTTCGATTGCTAAGTTGTTTGGCTTTAGTAAGCCACTCGACACTGATGAGCGAACCACAGTTGGTTACCCACCTATGGGTTATGCGTCTGGGGCAGATCAGTTTGTTAAACACACACTGGATCCGCGGCAGGAGGTTACCATAGATTGTAGTATGTGGGGTACTTCCGGAGATCCAATGACTTTTGAAAATATCATTGGTAGATTTGGTTTGATTGATTATTACCAGATTTCTAATTCTACTTCTGCTGGGACGTTATTGTCGTACTATCCAGTACATCCAATGTATGTTCCACCAGCGGCAACGTCCCATGCTATACAATTGACCCCATTGGCTTTTGGGTCTTTTTTAGCAAATTTTTGGCGGGGAACTTTGAAGTATCGTATCTTCTTTGTTGCGTCCAAATATCATAGGGGCAGAATTAGAATCTCTTGGACACCTACCCTTGTTTATGGTGCCTACAGTGATAGTGCTATGTCTAACAATGGATTGAATCTTGTTGTTGATTTGACATCTACCACTGTTGTAGATATTGAGGTTGCATATATGGGTTTGCAGGGGTTTTCAAATATCTCTGCTGTTGCAGCTGGTTTAGCGGCTGGTAGTATTACTAATTCAGCCGATTTGAATGGCTGGCTTAACATTGCTGCCGTCGACCCGATTACAGCACCCAATTCAAGTGCTGTCATAACTGTTCTTGTTACTGTTGCGGCGGGCGAGGATTTTGAACTCGCGGGGTTTTCTAATACTGGGTTGAATCAATTGCATCGTGACCCTTACAACGCATCATCGGATTCGTTGTATAGTCAAACTTTGGCCTCTCAAACAATTTTGACGCCAGTTGCAGGAAATTTAACTACAGTTGCGAAGACACCAACTCAGGTAGCTTCTGTATCATTACGTAGTGTTGACACGGTCACCGCTCAGGTGGCCACTCATAGTATAAGGTTTGGTCCACCGCCTGGAGATTATCATAATGTTGATTTATACGTTGGTGAGATGTATAAATCATTCAGAAGTGTTTGTAAGCGACATGCGTATAATAAGACGCAGTATACTCCAAATCGAAACTCGGGTTATCTAAATTATTATTGTATACCCTATGCTCCTGAAGAGCCGGGGATTTATGCTAATAATTCGTCGACAGTTTGTAATTCCCCATCAGTATGGACGCCAATTTCTTGGCTAGCCATGCTTTTTAAGGGGATGCGGGGCAGTGTCCGTACTAATATAGTCTTTATTGGCTGTGGTACGGCTAGTGGCCTTCCGCCGGCGTTGGATAATCAGCTAGTGGCAACTGGATACGTTATTGATAATCCAGGAGCGGTTGGTGTTGTTCAGATAGATTTGGGCAACGGCCTTGGTAGTGACATAGCCGTTGCGCAGAATTTTGCGAACATAATTAATCCGCTAAGTGGACTTGAGCTCCACAAGCCAGTAGTTGGACAAGCCATACAATGTGGGATACCTTGGTTGAATACCGTTGGTTATTTACCTTACTGGCGGTCAGGCATTCGTATTGCCTCGCCTCAACCTTGTATCTGTGTTGTTTGGCCTAGTTTCTCGGTTAATGTTAGCTTTGGTTTTTTCATAACTTACGCTGCAGGCGAGGACTTTTCCTATATAGGATGGAATGGAGTGCCATTTCTATATATGTATAATACACTCCAATCATAAGGATGAGATTGAATCTTATTCTACCATAGGTGCCACCTATGGGGACCATGTTTTGGTCTTTATGGCAATTACTTGCCATAGTGGCAGGCTTAATTGATCGTGAGCCTTTTGGTTTTTGAACCTTAGGTGAG